GTTGCAAGGCGATAGTTTTCTGGGTCTGTAAAGTCTCCACCCAAATAAACAAATGTTCCTTCTTCGGAATCAATTACCTCGCCAACCTCATAAGGCGATCCCGTATCGTCTTTAAAGCCTAGCTCTGCGGCTTTTTCTGGATCGTACTGATTAATTATTCGTAACTGAGTATCAATATTTTCTTCTCTAAGCTGTTGCTCTGCCACAATATAGTCTTCGCGAGTAGGCTCACCGTCTCGCTCTTTTGTAATCTGCTTTGCTCTTCTTTCTCTATCAATATCCCTTACAGGCTGAAGCATATCTATTTCAGCCTTCCTGATTATTGCCCTTTCTTCTGCGGCAATTCTGCTTTTCTGAGAAAGCTCTGAAGACCAAAGAGCATTTGCAATGCCAGACATCCTTGAGCGAATTGCGGCCTCGGCTTTCTTCGCTCTGTTTAAAGCGTTTGTATCTCCAGACCACTGGGTCTTATCGCTCCAGCCTTTGATAGCGTCTTTGTACTCTTTAATTTCAGCGGCCATTGCCTTGTCCGCACCCTCTGGAAGCTCGGCAATTAACTTGTCTAGATCTGCCGCAGACATTGGCGCTGTGTTGAGGGCTATAGATCTTTCATTAAATTTATTAACGGTCTCGTTGTTTCTAATAGCACCTGTAATGTACTGATTAGTTATCGTTGCAAACTCGGGCGGTATGTTATCTCTTACTGCCTGAAGCTGATCTTTATCGCCAGACTGAATGGCTCTTTGAATTTCATCTTGGTTATCGCGAATGTACTGTTGCTCGCGCATGGCAAGCTCTGCTTCTTCAAACCTAAACTGATTAACTTGATCCTGTCTGTACCCTTGCTCGATCTCTGGGTTATCAAGAAGCTGGTTTTTTCGTAGCGTCAAAGACTCTTTTAACTCTGACTTTTGCTGTTCTGATATATCCGCGCGCGCATCAAGTCCATCAAGCACATTGTCAATCTGAGATACCGCAGTGATATCCCGCTTCAGCCCAGCCTGTTTCGCCGCAGGAGCCATGCTTCGTAGCTGACTGATACGCGAATCAATGGCTTGCTTTTCTTGAAGCGTAGGAGCCGCATCTCTAATCTCTTCTAAACGCCTAATGTTTAGGGCAAGCGCATTAGGATCGCCAGATAAAGCAGATGCTTGGGCCTGGCCAGTAGCCTTGCTTAGTTGATCAAAGCGTTGCATCGCGCCACGCTCCTGCTCCAAACGACCTCGAAGACCGCCAAGCTCACGAGCCGCAGTAAACAGACCCTCTTGATATGAGGGCTGGGCCATAGCCCGTAAAAACTGCTCTGAAAATTTAGCCATGATTAGCCCCTTAAATTCCTAAAATATCTGCAATACCGCCGCCTATGTTGCCAAGACCGCCAGCAATGGTACTAAACAAACCACCTAAGCTTGATCCGCCACTTGGAGCCGCTGAAGCCGCACGTTGTTGGTTAATCAAACCTGATATCACATTACTGCCAACGCCGCCAAGCAAGTTTGCTCTAGCCTGCTCTGCTATTAGCTGTGCCTCAAGTCCAGACAATGCAGTCTCACCGAACAGCCCAGTACCAAACTGTTGTGCCTGCTGTGCAAGCTCCTGCTGAATTAAGCCAGGCTGAGTAGCCGCTACTAACTGTTGTGTTGGCAAATAACCAGCACCCAAGAACTGACCACCTAAGGCCGCTTGTTGTGCCTGTTCTGCTTGCGCCTGTTGCATTGCAGTTAGCATAGACCGATCACGAGCCTCACGCTCGGCTGTACTTAATGCTAGCAACTCTGGTGTAGCACCGCCGTATGCCGCTGAGGACGTCCCTAATCGCCCCTGAGCCGCTAAACGCTCTTCGAGTGCTAGACGTTGCCGTTCTTCTTCAGGACGCTGTGCGGCCCGTATACGCTCAAATACAGCCTGCTCACGACCCATTGTAGGCTGTGCCGCCTGACCAAAGAATCCTCCGGCACCGCGCAGTAGTTGCTGTTGCAATGCCTGCTCTTGAGGTGACAACTGCATCCCTACCTGAAGACCTTCTTCAGCAGTTCTTGGCATTACGGCTGGCTGGGCAACCTGACCCATAGCCATTGGACGACCAACCATTTCGCCTGTTTTTTGCATCATCAACTGATTCATGTTCATTCCAGGAGAGAGCATTTCCATGTCCATACCCGGAGGAAGCATCATTGATGGCGGTGCTGTTGGGCTAGGAGCAAAACCACCGGGACTTGTTACTGGCATTGTTGTTACAGGTTGTTGACCATCCATGCGTGTAGTAAACATAGCGCCAGTAGGAGTGGTTACCGTAAATGGCCGGAACTGTGACTCCGCTTGACCACGCTCAGCGATCTCCATAGCCCCAGGCACTCTTTGCCCGTCTATGGTTGTACCTGTAATCATTTGCTCGCCAATGTCACTAAGGCGGTCGTAAGCTTCCTTAGTTAACAAGCCGCCAGCCAACCCCATCAACGCATTGGGCGAGGATACAAACTGCTGTCCAGCACCCATAAGACCGCCAAATATGTCGCCTATGCCGCCTACTATTTGACCAAAGCCTGATGGTTGTTGAGTTGGATCTGCAATAGTTGCATTGCCTGCTCCTGCACCCAAGGCTCCCTGTCCTGAATTATTAACAACCATAGTTGTCTCCTAGTTAAAGTAGCTTGCCAATTAAGGCCATTACGTTGATTTCTTGTAGTGATAAGGGCGATCCGTCTATGTCTGCTTCTAGACCTACCTGCACACTGGTTCCATATCCTGTGGTGTTTAAGCTACGCTGACTTGTTAACTCGCCACCTGTAAATTCAACTGTTGTGTACTCGCTTTCACCGTAGTATCCGGTAATTTGCGTACCGACCGTAAACTCCGCTGTAGCAAACGTCGTGTCAAAGTCATAAGCCCATTTAAGGAATACAGTCGCACTGTTTGCGCCAACCAATGTAGGCTTTAGTTTTTTAAGAATCTTAACTCTGGAGCTATCGCCAAAGGTTAGGCTAGGACTGTAATACTTAAATCGGTATGCCTCATCATTGTCTGCATAGCCTGTGTACTCACTAATCCCTTGATTGGTGCCGATGTACAACTTGCCATTTTCTAGTCGAGTAAAGGACGTAAAGCCAGTGCCAGGCCATCGAGTTACACGATACGAGCCATTTTCTACTGTGCCACGCACGTCAAAACAAAACGTTGTGTTTTGCCCTGTAAAGGCTAGTAAATAGAAACCTTCTTCTGGACTGTATACCGATCTAAAGAACTCTGTTTCTGCTTGTAACGAAGCAATGATGTCCTTCGTAATGTTTCCTGACAGACTGCTAATCGGCATAGACTTTTCTTGGATTGTCCTGCCAAAGCTTTTAAGACCTGTGTGTGACAAGAACAATACGTCTGTGCCTGTGTACTGCACGGTATCTCTATCAACACAGCCAACACCCGCTACGGTATCTGCTACTGACATAGTGGCCGGCGCTTCTGCCCCCTGATACGCAATGATGCTGTGCTTACCAAAGATAATCAGCAATCCATTGTGTGCCGCCAGCGCAACAATCTCGTCATAGCCGTCAGGCCATACTTTTGAGATATCAATATTGCCGCTAGTACCACCAGACCAATCATGCCCAATAAGTAAATCAGACCAGTAGATAGTAGATTTGTTAGCACTAAAGTCTGCCGTCCAAAGCCGGCCATAGGCCGCTAAAACTTCGTTGCCGTACATGGCGCTAGCTACACCAGCGGCACCTGATACAGTACTTAACTTGATTACTGAGCCGCCTGCATTGTCATAGACCAAAGGCTCATAGCCACGCTGGAAAAAGTAGATCTTGTCGTTGAAATTGACCATCTTCCAGTTGTCAGCAGTAATGGTGTAACTGCCAGGAGTCTCATCAGCTAACGTGGTTGTACCGCTAATAATCTTGTTGTTACCAACAGAGAAAATCTTAGTGTTGCCACCGTCATCCCTGAACTCTTTGATTGCGCGAATAGACTCTGTGCCAAGTACAGTTTTAGTGGTCGTAATAACATTGTGGCCTTTACGTGCGGCAATACGTCCTCGCTTGTCGATTACAGCGTTGTCTGCAATCTCAGCAAAAGACGGATCCTGTGCTAACGGCGAATCCTCGGTGTTAACACCCTTAAAGGCCGGAGCTACAAGATTAATACTTTGCAGTTGTTGAGCCATATTAGACCGCCCTAAATACCATTTCTTCTGGGTGTTTAGCCGCATCAATTGCTACGGCATCTGACAGGTACTGGTTAGCTATCGTGAAGTATTCGGCTGTAGATGTGCCGCCCGTCTCACCACGCTCACGAGCAAGTAGTGCTACCGCCAAATGAATGACAGGCGCTGAAGGAATTAGTAGTTTGTCAGTGTTAGCTGTTAAGTCGCCCTGACGTTTAACCACATCAAACCGCAAGCTGTACACGCCATCTGGTGTAGGGCCAACCAACACTTGAGTATCGCCGTTGCTGTCTAGTCCGGCGTATGTAAAGTACTTAGGAGCGCCTTCTACCGACTCCGAAATGTACAGGGCATCGTTAAACCAATCTTTGGTTTGGTATTCAATGAAGCAGTTTTGAGTGTCGTTCAGCACTGACATAACTTTTACATTGTCACCGGAGTTAGTTAGTGAGTAAGTATTGTCTGAAGCCGCAGTTGTTATCGTGACTGTTTCTCGTAACGCAGACCAATCAGCCGCTTGACTAACCAATGTTTTAGCATCGTTAATAAAGTCACCAACCATCTTTGAGTAGGTTGTATTAGTGACAGCAGTTACCTCTTCTTCTCGAAGACGACGCAATACGGCGTTCATTAGATTTAAATATGTCATACGCTTCTAGCGCCTCCAGTAAACATTCCGATCCGTAACGGTTCAGCTAACTTGCGTCGTGTTAAACCGCGCTGAAACTTCTCAAACTTTTGAGGTTGAATAGGCGTAGCCGCCGCTATTTGACCAGGCATTAATGCTTGCTGTGCCGCAAGACCTAACAAGCCGGCACCTAAGCCTTCGCCGATGCCAGCAATGCCTTGACCAATGCCTTCTAAGCCTTGACCAATACCACTAAC